GTTGTTACTTTTAATTTAAAAAATAAACGAGTCTTAATAACATTAGAATCTAGTGCTATTGGTGATACTATTGGTTGGACTCCTTATGTTGTTGAATTTGCTAAAAAACATAATTGTAAAGTTATATTATCTACTTTTCATAATGATTGGTTTAAGGGCTTAGAAGCTTATAAAGATATAGAATGGTTAGAACCTGGTAATAATACTGAATGTGAAGTAGTATATAGAATAGGTTGGTTTAAAAATGATGAAGGATTTTGGAAAGATACAGATAAACATCCTAATCAAGTAAACCTTTACCCAATGCAACAAACTGCTACTGATATTTTAGGGTTAAACTTTAAAGAATTAAATTATGGAATTGACTTTTTTAAAGGTAAACGTCCTATAAAAGAAAAATATATAGTAATAGGCCCCCAATCTACAGCAGGATGTAAAGAATGGCCTTATGCTAATTGGTTAGCATTAACTAAATTACTAACCCAACAAGGATATACAGTAGTAAATTTAACTAAAGATAAATTAGAAATTCATGGAGCTATAAACTCATGGAACCAATCTTTTGATATTATTGCTAATTATCTTCTTCACGCCGATCTATTCATAGGTTTAAGCTCTGGACTTTCTTGGTTTAATTGGGCGTTAGATAAAAAAACATTAATGATTAATGGATTTACTTCATCCGAACATGAATTCCAAAGTAAAGTAGTTAGAGTTCGTAATGAAGATAAATGTAATTCATGTTGGGTTAATCCTAACTTTAAATTTGATGCTGGGGACTGGGACTGGTGTCCTATATGGAAAAATACTGATAAACAACATATTTGTATGAAATCTGTTACCCCTATTCAAGTTTTAAATAAAGTAAAACAAATTTTAACTAATAAAAAATAACTTAATATTTATCAATATGGAAAAAGTGTTATTACAAAAAGAAGAAATTGACAGCTTATTAACTATTCAAAATGAACAAGCTTCTCTTTTAAATGAATTTGGGCAGTTAGAAATCCAACTTCAAACTTTAACCTTACAAAAAGAAACCTTAATTAAAACTTTAAAGGATTTACAAATTAAAAGTCAAAAATTAGGAAAAGAACTTCAACAAAAATATGGTGAAGGGACAATTAACATAGAATCGGGAGAGTTTATAAAATCTTAATTTTTAATTTTCTCTTGAATATTTATAACAAAATAATAACCTTATTACAATGGCAGAAACATTAATATCACCCGGTGTATTAGCAAGAGAGAACGACCAGTCATTTATCACTCAACAGCCAGTTCAAGTAGGAGCTGCTATCGTTGGTCCTACAGTTAAAGGACCAGTAGAACAACCTACAGTTGTTACATCTTATAGTGATTATCAAAATAGATTTGGAACAACTTTTGATAGTGGTAGTGAAGTAGTTAGTTACTTTACTTCAATCGCAGCTTTTAATTATTTTAATAATGGTGGAAACACTTTATTAGTATCTAGAGTAGTATCTGGTTCTACTTCTACATGGGCATATGCTGAAGCTCAAGTAGGAGATAGTGCAAGTATATCTATTGCTTCATATACTTCTTCTTTCACATTAGAAGCTATTGATAAAGGAGTTATCTGGAATAATTCAGGTTCAATAACTTCTGGATCTTTAGATTCTGGTTCCCTTGATAATGTTAGATGGCAAATTGCTTCTCGCAACGAGGCTGCAGGTACTTTTACTTTAGTAATTAGAAGAGGTGATGATACTACCACTAATCCTGTTGTATTAGAAAGTTGGAATAATGTATCATTAGATCCAAACCAAGATAATTTTATTTCTAGAGTAATAGGTGATACTAAGTATAATTACAACTCAACAGAAAATTACTTAGAAATTTCAGGTTCATATCCTAATGCTTCTAGATATGTAAGGGTAAAATCTATTAATCAACCAACCCCAAATTATTTAGACAATGCGGGAAATGCTAAACCAGCTTTTACAGGTTCAATCCCAGCAGTAGGTTCAGGATCATTTGGTGGTGCTTTTGAAAATGGTAGTGGTAATAACATTACTACCCAAGCAGGTGGTGGTAACTACTATGATAAAGCAGGTACTGGAGTTGCAGGTAATACTCAAGGTTTACTTGGTAGTGATTACACTAATATGTTAAACTTATTATCTAACCAAGATGATTATCAGTTTAATGCTTTATTTACCCCAGGTTTATTTAATGATGCTCATGCTTCTCAAACTACAACAGCAATTAATAATACTCAAACTAGAGGGGATAGTTTATATGTACTAGACCCAGTAATTTATGGTAGTACAATTAGCTCAGCAACAACACAAGCTAGTTCAAGAAATACTTCATATGCTACTATGTACTGGCCTTGGTTACAAATAATAGACCCAGATTCAGGTAAAAATGTATGGGTACCAGCATCAACAATGATGGCAGGAGTTTACGCATATAACGACAGTGTAAGCGAGCCTTGGTTTGCCCCAGCGGGTATTAATAGAGGTGGTGTAGGTAACGTACTTCGCCCTGAAAGAAAATTATCTCAAGGTAATAGAGATACTTTATATGAAGCCAATGTAAACCCAATAGCTTCATTCCCCGGAATAGGAACAGTAGTTTATGGTCAAAAGACATTACAACGTCAAGCAAGCGCTTTAGATAGAGTAAATGTTAGAAGATTATTAATCTCACTTAAAGGGTATATTGGTTCAGTAGCTCAAACGTTAGTATTTGAACAAAATACAGCAGCAACTAGAAACAATTTCTTATCAGTTGTAAACCCATATTTAGAAAGTGTACAACAAAGACAAGGTTTATATGCTTTTAAAGTAGTAATGGATGATAGTAATAATACCCCAGATGTAATTGATAGAAATCAATTAGTAGGTGCTATTTATTTACAACCAACAAAAACTGCTGAATTCATTATCCTAGATTTTAATGTTCTTCCAACTGGAGCAACATTCCCAGGATAAAAGTTAAAAGAACCAATATTTATAATAGAATAAAATAAATAACAATGGCAGTATTAGATCCAAACGAAATATTCTTCACAGCATTTGAACCAAAACAAGCTAATAGGTTCATTATGTATATTGATGGATTCCCAGCTTATACAATAAAAGGTGTAGGTGCAGTAACTTTATCACAAGGTAAAGTAGAATTAAACCATATTAACGTACAACGTTTTGTTAAAGGTAAAACTACTTGGGGAGAAATTCAGTTTACACTATTTGACCCAATTACACCTTCAGGTGCTCAAGCAGTAATGGAATGGGTAAGACTACACCACGAATCAGTAACTGGTAGAGATGGTTACTCTGATTTCTACAAGAAAGATTTAACATTTAATGTTATTGGTCCTGTAGGTGATGTAGTATCGGAATGGATAATTAAAGGTGCTATGATTACTGAAGCTAATTTTGGTGAGTATGGTTGGGATACAGCTGATACAGCAATTAATTTAACGATGACAGTTCAACCAGATTATTGTATCTTAAATTTCTAAAAAATAAAACAAATACTTTTAAAGAGAGCTTGGATTCGTTCAAGCTCTTTTTTATATTCATATGTATACACGATAAACGTTATAAATAAAAAAATATGAGTTTTAACTTACCAACAGAAACAATCGAATTACCTTCAAAAGGTTTAGTTTACCCTGAAGGTCATCCTTTATCTAAAGGAACTATTGAAATTAAATACATGACCGCTAGGGAAGAAGATATTCTTACTAATGCTAATTATATTAGTGATGGTAGTGTTATAGATAAACTTTTAGAATCATTAGTAGTAACTAAATTTAACTTTGATGATATTTTAATAGGTGATAAAAATGCTATTATGATAGCAGCTCGTATTTTAGGATATGGAGCAGAGTATCAATTCCAATACAATGGACAAGAAGAAACCTTTGATTTATCTACTTTAGAAAATAAACCTTTAGATGAATCTTTATATACTAGAGGAAAAAATGAATTTGATTTTGAACTCCCATCATCAGGTAATACTATTACTTTTAAACTTATATCTCAGGGGGATGAATCAAAAATAACTCAAGAAATTAAAAGTTTAAAAAAAATTAGCCCTAACACTTCTCCAGAGTTAACTACTAGATTAAAATATATTATAGTTGCTGTTAATGGAGATAGAGAAACTAAAACTATTAGGGAATTTATTGATCAAGCATTTTTAGCTCGAGATGCTCGAGCCTTTAGAAAACATCTAAATCAAATTCAACCAGATGTAGATCTGACTTTTTTTCCCTCAAATGGATCAAAATCCACAACTCTCCCAATTGGGGTTAACTTTTTTTGGCCTGACATCTAATTCAGCTAAACAATATAGGGTAAATTTTTTAACTCAAATCCATGAAATTTGTTTTTATGGTCAAGGAGGGTATCGTTGGCAAGAAGTTTACGATATGCCTCTTTGGTTAAGGAAGTTTACATATCAAAAAATTAAAGACCATTACGATAAACAAAATGATGAGATAAAAAAATCTAAATCTTCATCACCAAATGTAAAAGAATTAATTTCAAGTGATGGAACAATTAAATCCCCAGAATTCTTTAAAAAAACTAGTTATAAGTAATATGTATTACATATAACACAGAAGTATGGCTAAACAAAATTTAGATAAAAAAGTTGCAGAATCTAAGGAAGCAGCAGAAGGTATTTTAGATGCAATGCAAAATATTGCTGATGCCCTTGGTGATGCTATTAGCAATGCTGCTGATGGTTTAAACGATATGGCTAGTGGTGCCGACATCATAGGTAAAACTATGAAACGCGGTATAGTTGCTGAACTAAAACAATCAGTAAAAAACCAAGAAGAAATTATTAAACTTCAAGCTGCTGCGGCTAAAGGAGAAGCTAAAGCTAGTGATGTAGCTAAAACTAGAAAAAAACTTCAAGACAATAGAGCTTTAACTGAAGCTAAACTTAATAATCTTTCAAAATATAAAAATACTTTAGGTGATGAAGAGTATCAAAAGCAACAAAGATTAATACAAGATCATTTAGACTACCTTGGCCAACAAGAAGAAGAACTAGAAAATATTAATACTATTAATGATGGTTTTATTATTCAAGGTGGCCTTACAAAAGCTATAGGTAAAAATATTAAAGAATATGTTACTGGATTGGATAAATCTGGAATAGCAGCTGCTTTAATGAATGATGAAATATCTGGTTTTGAAAAAGCCTCAGTAGCGGGTGAAGCTGCTATAATGGCTTTAGCAAAAGGAGCATTACAAGCAAGCTCTAATGCTGCTAATTTAGCAAAAGAAACAGGTATTTCTTCTAAAAGTTCTTATGCGTTACAAAGAGATTTTGCTAATGTAGCTATTAATACTGAAAAAGCTTTTATTAATTCTGTAGGATTAAATGAAAGTTTTACAAGTTTAGTAAAACAAACTGGATTACTTTCAACATTTTCAGGTGATACTTTAACTACCCTAACTACTTTAACTAAACAATTAGGTTTAGGAGTAAAAGAAGCATCTCAATTATCATTACTAGCTAGAACCCAAGGAGAAGATACAGAAGGAGTTTTAGAAAATACAGTAGAAACTGTTAATGCTATTAATAGACAAAGAAATAGTGCTATTAGTGCTAAAGCAGTTTTAAATGATATAGCTACTGCTTCTGCTTCAATTGTAGTGTCATTAGGAATGTCTCCTCAATTATTAGCAGAAGCCGCCACTGAAGCTAGAGCATTAGGTTTAAACTTAGAAGATGTAGATAAGATTGCAGGTTCATTATTAGATTTTGAATCTTCAATTGAAAATGAACTAAAATTCCAGATGTTAACTGGAAAAGAAATAAATCTTGATAAAGCTCGACAATTAGCATTAGACAACGATTTAGCAGGGCTTTCAGAAGAAATTGCTAATAATTCAGGAATAACTGAAGCATTCGCTACGGGTAATAGAATCCAACAAGAAGCCGCTGCAGCTGCTTTAGGCATGTCTCGTAATGAATTAGGTCAAATGGTAATGCAGCAACAATACCTCAATTTATCACAAGATGATTTTATTGCAAAATATGGTGAACAATCATACCAACAAATGCAATCACAATCTGCAGCCGAAAAGTTCCAATCAGCTATGGAAAAAATTCAAAGTATTATTGGTGATATGGCTATATCTTTTGCGCCTATTTTAGATACGCTTGCTAGCTTAGCAGACAATGCATTTTTAGCTTATACTGCTATGGCTCTTATAGCAGGTTTATCTTTGGCAAAAACTATTATGAGTATGGCGACAATGGCCGCTACACTATCTACATCAGCCGTTTCTGGTATTACCCTTTCATCCGCACTTACTATTGGTTTAGGTACTGCTGCTGTTTTAGCAGCTGTTATAGGTATTGTTGCTGCAATGAACTCGCAAAAAAAGCAAGCCCAGTCAGTAAAAGATGGTATAGCAGATTCTTCACGTGGTCCTTTTACCATTACAGATGCTTATGGGGCTATGGCAACTACAGCAGATGGTGATTCATTACAAGCTTCTCCTAATATTGGAAAAGGGGGAGATGGTAGAATATTAGCTGTATTAGAAAGAATAGCAAATAAAGATTCTAATGTTTATATGGATTCTCAAGCAGTAGGATCTACTTTAGCGGTATCTACAAATAGGATTTAATTTTAAATATTTATAATAAAATATAATATGAGTTTACTTAAAAGATTACAAGCAGGCGCTACTACATTAACTCCATATAATGGAAACACCCCAGCAACACCTATTGGTGCTACTGATCAATCTAAATTACATTATACTTACTCACTTAATGGTATTCCAGCCCCAGCAGGTGAAACACAACCTTCCCAATTAGATTTAGATGGAATAACACCTCCAAAATATACAGAAAACCTCCCAGGATAGTAGATGCCTTTAATTAATTTAAAAACTGATCTTAAATCTTTACGATATGGTAAAGATAGACCGGGCGGCGGAAGCAGCCCAGAACCCTTTATCCAAACATCAACACAAGATTCATTTGATATTCCTACTGAAGAATTAGGAAATAATGGGGGTAAAGATTGGGTATTAAGAGGTGGTTCTCTTACCTTAAAAAGATCAGAACAAGATATTTCTCGTTTATTAAAATGGGGAGATGACAATAGTTTAAACGCTACAATATTTACAGCTAAACAAAATTCTTTAGCAGCTCAAGGACAACAAATAGGAGCAGGTGGTCCTACAAAGGGAGTAAATGGTGAGGGACTTTATCTCCCTACAAATACTTTAACTCAAGTAGGAGTAAACGCTTTTGGAGGTCATGCTAATAAACAAGGAGTTAATCCTTTCCCCCTAGATAAAAATTATACTATATTTGGTAAACAAATAAATGCTAATAACCTTACAGGTGGTAGAGATACCTATTTAGTAGATTATATGAATAATCCTAAAAATCCTGCTATTGAAAAAGAATTTAATAGATTAGTTTATTTAGCTGATACTTCTTTTGATAATAAGACTGGAATTCTATTTAAATACCCAGGAGGTCCTGATGCTATAGGTGGGGTAATAGGAAATACAAAAATTAAATTTGCTGCTGGAGGATCCTCAGCTAGAACAGGAAATGCTAATCCTTTAAGAATTACTTCCCCTACTAAATTTTATGGAACTTATAAACCTTCTTTTGAACCTGGAGAATATCTTATATCTTTAGGTGATAATTCTAAAGGTAAAGGAGTTTCAAATAAATGGTTTACTTTAACCGGAAAACCAGCTCTAAGTGATTTTAACCTATTAGGTCAAAACCTAAACCCTGCTAATGTTTATACTCAAGGGAATACTTTTCCTGATATGGATCTACCAAGAGCATTTACAAATGGTTCATCAACTTTAACCCAAGAACAATTAATAAATACTCAACCCATTTCTGATGGTGGCCAATTAAAAGATTTTAGAAAAGAAACTACAGTAAATCAAACTATAGCTAAAATAAATGGAATGCTTACTGCAGCCCCCAATTACCAAGAAATTAATATTGACTCTGTAGGGTATATAAATTATTCATCACCAGGAAGTAAAAATAGAAATAGAAGTAACTACAGTAAAGGATCAGGGATAGTAGATGCTCTTAACGCTCTTTATATGTATAAAGGCACAAAAGTACAAAGTAAAGGAACAGAAGATTTAATTCCTTTTAGATTTGCTGTAATTGATCCTGATAATCCATCCGAAAAAACTTTTGTCCATTTTAGGGCTTATATAGATGGAGCTATAAGTGATAACTTTACAAGTAAATGGGACGAATTTAATTATCAAGGTAGAGGTGAATCTTTTTATCATTATGATGGTTTTGATAGAACTATGGGGTTCAATTTTAAAGTAGCAATACATTCTAAAGCAGAACAGGCTAATGTATATAGAAAATTAAATTACCTTCAATCAGTAATGGCACCTAATTACAGTACAGCTGGTTATATGAGAGGTAATATTGTACAAGTTACTATTGGTGGTTATATTCATGAACAACCTGGAGTACTTACATCACTTAATTTTAGTATACCTGAAACATCTCCATGGGAAATTGGCATAGATACCACAGGTAAACCTGATGACTCTGTGTCTCAATTATCCCATATAATTGATGTTTCTGTATCGTTTAAACCAATACATACATTCTTACCACAAACCGTAGGATCTGCGCTTAATGAAAACGGAATAGATACCCCAAACAACACAGAAGCTAGATTTATAGCTTTGAAAACCAATACAGGTAGTTTATATTCATCACCAACAGGTGCCATAACTGAAGAACAATTAGATCAGTTAGATGCTACCCTTACTACTTTAGATAATTTAGATAGAGGATAATATGGGACGTTATAATAGAAT